CCGCCTCCTTCTGCGCCTTCTTGACTGGGTCGCCCTTGAACAGGCCAACGATCATCTTCCCGATGCCGATCGCCGAGACGGCGATCGAAGCGACTCCCCCGACCTGCCCGAGGAGGCCCTGCAATCCGCCCTTCTTCTGGCCCGCCTCGAAGCCCTCGATGCCGGTCATGGTGCCGCCGATGCCGGCGACGAGTGAGGCCGCGAGCCCGGCGATCTTCCCGACGAGACCCCCGGACACATCTCCGAGGATCTGCATCTGGTTGGCGAGGTCCGCCAGCGTCTGCGACCAGTCGATCGTCTTCGTCTGTACGTACTCGACCCGCGTCCCGAGCAGCGTGAAGCCCATCTCGGGGCCCGGCCCGAGGAACTGGTTGAGCGCGTCCGCGTCCGCCTTCCCGAGCATTTCGCTCGCCTTCGTGAACGTCGGGACCGTTGTCGCGAAGTGGCGGTTCAGCTCGTCGGCCGCGAGGCCGAGTTGAAACGTCTGCCCGCGCAGCATCGCCTCGTACTGCGCCCGCTCCCTCGTCGCCTTGGCCAGCTCCTTCGTGGTGCGGCCGGCCTCCTTGTTCTCGGCGTTCAGCTCTTTGAGCGCCTTCCTATTTTCCTCGTGGCTCAGCCCGCTCCAGAGGTCCCCCTCCATGAGCGCGGCCGTTCCGCCCAGGGCGTAGCCGTTCGGGCCGAGCGCGGAGGTAGGCACGACGCTAGATCGCGCCGCAGCCGTCGCCGCAGCCAGCCCGGCTCCGAGGCCGGGGAACGGGCCGCTGAAGCCGCTCGCGAACGCAGCGAACAGCCCCCGGAAGCCCTCCTCCTTCAGGATCTGCGCGATGCCACGGAGCTGGATCGTCACGCCGTCGAGGAACGACGAGCCTCCCGCGGCCGCGACCGCCGCCGTAAGCTGCGTCTTGAAGTCCTTCCAGCTCCCGGCCGTCTCGTCGAGTTGGTCGTCGATCTTCTTCAGGGCCTCGATCTGCCCCTGGCTGAGCGTCACGATGGCGTCGGTGCCCTCGGTTCCGACCTTCAGCAGGAGCGGCAGCATGTCGGCCCACGACTTGCCAAACGCCGCGCTGCCGATGCCTGCGCGACGGATCGGATCGTCCGTCGCCGCAATCTGCCGAGCGAGTTCAGCGAAAGCCTGTTCCGGGTGCAGACTCAGCAACCTGTCGATGTCGACCCCGAACTTGCCGAGGTCCTTCCCGCCCTTGGCGAGGTTCATCTGCATCTTGTTGACGGCGCCCGCCACCGAGTCCAGGGACTGCCCCATGTTCTCTGCTGTGCGCCCGAGCCGCTGGAGCGCGTCCGCGCTGATGCCCGTCTTCTTCGCCATGTTGTCGAGGCGCTCGGCCTCGGCTGCGAGGGCGGCGATCGACTTCGCCGCCAGCACTGCCCCGCCACCGAGCGCGGCGATGGCCGTCGTGGCGATCCCGACCGGGCTCGAGAGCTTCGCCGCCAACCCCCCAAGCCAGTCCATCCCGGAGCCGAGCGGCCCCATGTCGGACGAGGTCTGCTTGACGTCCCTGCCGAGCTTCGACAGGGCATCGCCGGCGGCCTTCGCCCCGCGCTGGAAGCCGAGCGAGTCGAGGATCAGCTTGAACGTGAGATCACGCGCCATCAGTCGTCCTCACCGCCGAAGCCGATGTAGCCCCAGGTGTCCTTCGCCTCCGGGGCATCCTTCCCGGCGAAGCACGCCCCGATGACCTGCGCGGCCCCAGCCATCGCCCACGCCAGCCGCTTCTGCCGCCATCGGAAGCCATCCCACAGATCCTGGACCTCCTGCGCTGTCAGCCTGTCTCGATCCCACGGCAACAGCCCCATCCGGGCACAGAGCAGGTCGAGCCTCTCCCGGAGTTCTTCTAGGTCAACGTCGTCTCCGGCGACTGCTCTTTTCCCTCCTCCGGCTCCTCGCCTTGCAGCTTGAAGCCGAAACATCGACCCGCGTTCAGCGCCTCTATCACGGGCGTCACGAGCTCACCGATGAGCTTCCCGTTGTCGATGTGCTCCTGAATCCACTTTGTGACCGTGTCCTCGGTCGCCTTTTGCTGGTGCCGGACGCCGACCGTGATGCACGCAACCAGGGCGTCGAGGTCGAACGTGAGGGCCATCTGGCCCCCCTGGTCGAGGCCCATGAGGTCGCGCATGATCTGGATGCCGGGACGTCCGAGGCGCTTCCTGAGCTCGATCCCGTCGCGGATCGTGTAGCGGAGGCTGTACTCCTTGGCGTTGAGAGTGATCCCCATGCTCGTCACTCCCCTACGTCGAGGACGTCACGCGGGTGATCGTGCCGCCGCCGAGGACGATCTTCACCTCGTTGGCCAGCAGCTCCCCGTGGGCCCCGTTGACGGGCGTGATGCCCGCGACGTAGACCTTGGTGAACGTGTACTTCGGGTTGGTGACGCTGCCCGCCGCGTTGACGGGGCGGATCTGCAGCGTGCAGGGGGTCCTCGCGCTCCACAGGGTCCAGAACTTCTTGTCGTTGCCGAAGAGGGGCAGCGTCGCCCCGCCAGTGGTGAAGTCCTGGCGCAGGGCGAGCGTGATGCCCGCGGACGTGAGCCCGGGGTAGAGCGCCTCGACGGTGTCGCCCATCACCGCGTTGGCGAGCTCCGCGTTGTTGAAGGGGGCCGCGACGGACTTCACGCCCGAGAGGTTCATGCCCGCGGTGAAGGCCGTCACCCCCGTGGTGGACGCGAGTCCGACGTAGCCATTCGAAAAGAGAACCGGATTCGCCATTGCTTTCCTCCCTACAGGGATTCGACCGACATGGATGCCGCCACGGTGTACGTCACGACGCCCGTGTTCGTCACGGTCACGCGCCAGTAGCTGTCCGTCGCGATCGCTCCGGCCACCTGGAACTGGCCCGAGGTGACTCCGCCCGCCGTCGTCAGGGTCACGCTTCCTCGGCTGGTCGCCGAGGTAAAACCCGCGTTGTCGTCCGACTCGAGGGCGACCACCACGTTCGTGCCGCCGGAGACGGCGAAGAGGTGATAGGTCACCACGATCCTGAGCGCAGCCGAGAGCACGCCAAGCTGCGCACCGCTTCCGTTCGTGGCCGCGTTCACGGCCGTCGTCTTCGGCACGCTGATCGTCTGCCGGTAGAGGCCCTGCTTCGTCGTCTCCGGTGCCGTCTTGAACGTGTAGGGGAGAAGCGCGCCATACTCGCCCCACGTGTCGTAGCTGAGCTGCGGACCGCAGGCCACGTAGGCCACGTTGAGCGCGGCTCCGGCACTGACGGCCGGCGCGTCGGGAGGGCTGAACGTGATCGGCGTCCCGGCGGCGTAGCCGCTGAACCGGCTCCAGATCGTCGGGTCCGAGTCGCCGGCGCCCGCGCCGAAGAAGCCCCCCACCGTAGCGTTGAGTTGGACGAGGCCGGGGTACTTCGCCTCGACGGTGTCGCCCATCCGAGAGTTGGCCTGCTCCGCCATCGCCGCACTCAGGCCGATGGAGCGCACGGTCGAGGTGAGGTCCACTGGCCCGAGCCATACCTTGCAGTCATCCAACAGAACAGGCTCAGCCATTGGCAACAACCTCCCTCGGGTTCCAGCTCTTGCCGCAGCCCTTGCAGGTCAGCCGCGGCTCTCCGCCGGTACTGGTGTCCTCGATGCGCTCTCCATCGGCGCCGCAGTGAGGACACGCCTGACCTTCCGGCTCCTCGGCCTCGCGGCCGATCACGTCGAGCGCGTGGTGCGCGAGGTCTTCCTTGCCCTCGTCCCCCCACTTGCGGGCCAGCGCAATGAGTTCGGAGATGTGGCTCTCGGTCATCCCCTGGCCTTCTTGCAGGTGTAGTTCGCGACGAAGCGCCAGCGCCCGTTCTGGTCCTGACCGATGCAGAAGGGCGTACCCTCCTCCTCGATCCGGTAGTACGCGCGCCCCGAGAGGGTCGTGCTGTGCAGGTTCGCGAAGAGGGCATGGTAGGCGTCCGCGTTCGTCCTCGCCGTGGACCGCGCCGTGTTCCTCACCATCACCTGGACGTCCTCGATTTCGAGGCCCGGGGCGGAGAGGCTCGCGCCCATCGCGTAGTCGTCCGACTGCTGCGAGTTGTAGTGGGTCACCGCCACGCAGTTGTCGGGCAGCTCCGGCATCGGACCGGCGAACAGATCCGTGCCTGCCGTCAGCGCCGTCGCGCTGTCGAGGTACGTCACGAGATCGGAGTCAGCGGGCATCTTCCTCCACGGCAACCCCGTGCTGGATCATCTTCTCGGCCTGCTCCGGCGTCAGGTCGTAGACCTGGCCGGCGACGAACGGCGTGTCGTCCTGCAGGAAGCGCACGGCGACGACGTCAGCGCCCTTCGATGCTCTTCTTGGCTTCTTCAAAGGCCGCCTCCACGAGCTTGTCTACCGCCGACCCGCCGGCCTTGAACGGCCGCTCCATGAACTTCGCCCCGCCGCGGCTATGCTGCAGCGTCAGGTCTTCGTGCTGCGACAACGCCCAAGCGACGCCGGCCCAGAACGGCCGCGTCTGCTTGCCACGCCTGCCCTTGTAGGTGTCGTAGATGTGCCGGTTCAGGTAGGCCGAATCCGTGATGAAGCTCGCGTAGATCGACTGCCGCTTTCGCGAGATGATCGGCGCCTTCGACTTGAGCGCGTCTACGAGCCGTGGCATCCCGGTCTCTGGGTCGTCGGGGGCCTGCGCCTTCATCTGGGTCAGCACGCCGCGCTGCCAGTCCTTCAGCCGCTTCCGCAGAGGCTCCTTGAGCCCGACGTCCACCTTCGACCACTCAATGATCTGAGCGGCGATGGCCGACATGTCGGGCCCGATGAGCAGCGGCCCGCCCTTGAGCGACCACGTGTCGAGGCCCCTCTCGGCCCGGGTCTTCCAGGGGGCGGCCATCAGAGCCAGATCCTCGTGTGGTCGAGGCCCAGCCCGCCCATCGGCTCGACGCGCTGGATGGGCGGGGTCCTCGGCGTGAATCCCGAAGGCAGCGTGATCCTGCTCCGATGGTCTACGGCCACCCGCTCCTGGATGATGACCGTTGCCGTGCTCGTCACCTCACGACCCTGCGCGTTGATGATCCGCTCCGTCGCCGGCACAATCTGCGCGGTGTACGCGACCGACGCCCCGTAGGTCGGAGCCTGGTTCGCGTCGAAGGAGGAGAAGGGCTCGATCGTCACGGAGTCGAACTGCAGCTCCTCGAGCGAGAGGTCGAAGCTCATGCCGCCCTCACGTAGGGGCGAATGAGTGCCGCGGCCAGGCCTGGCAAGGAGCCGGCGCCGCCAGACTCCGCGAAACGCAGCCTCGCCGCCCCGAGCTGCTTCTCGACGACATCGCCGGAGTCCTTCCGGCCGCCGAAGTAGAACTTGGCCGCGGCGAGGGCGGCCGTCTCGATGTCCGCCGGCAGGTTGGACACGTCGACCGCGTGGGTGCCCGTGTTCGCCAGCTCCGCCGTCAGGGTGGTCGTGACGACGATCTTCGCCGCGGTCGGCGTCCCGCTCACGACGTGGCGGCCGTTGTTCGCCGCGTTCGAGAAGCCTGAGGTCGTGATGACGTCCCCGGCCTTGAGGAGGAGCGGAAAGAGGCTCCCGGAATGGTTGAATGAGTTGTCGGCGTCCGATGCGGAGATGGCGGTCGCGCTCGACACGTCCTCGGATGGCAGGAGGTAGCCCGCGGTGTAGACGATCGTGAAAAGCCGCTCCTCGCTGCCCGGGACCGGGGTGCCCGAGTAGGGATACCCCGTGCCCCAGGGCCCCATCCCGGGGTCGTACTGAACCGTCCATGGCCAGCCCACGCGCCGGTGGAGAAGGCCCGCTCCGGCACTGTCGATGCTGTAGTCGGTGAGGGTCGTCGAGTCGTAGACCACCGACGTGACCGTGGCGAGCGGTGCCTCGGCGAGTCGCAGCGTCACGTTGCCCCGGCCCGGGAGGATCTCCGTGTACGTCTGCCGGGCGAAAGCGCGGTGGCAGAAAGCGTCGATGGCAGCGGAGGCCCGCAGGATCATCGCGTCGTAGAGCGCGTCGTTCGTCGAGCCCGTATCGCCGAGGTCCGCCTTCAGCGCGGCCACGGTCGTCAGCCGCAGGTTCGATGCCGCCGCGGTGATCGTGAGGCTCACTTGTGCCTCGGGGCCGCCTTGACCTGCTTGTCGAATGGCGGCTCGTCGAAACCCTTGTCCTCCTGCCGGTCGGCCGGCACGGCGATCCCGTCCTTGATGAGGCGAGCCGCGATGATGGGGTTGAACCGTTCGACGCGGCCGGCGACGAGGCCGATCGAGGGCGAGTAGTCCTTCAGCAGGCGGAGGTAGACCATTAGGGCATTCCCCCCCGGCCCCAGATCTCGAGACGCTCGTAGAGAGCCCGGATCATCTGGGCCGCGCCGTCGTTCGACTGGAGCTCGGCCACGGCCTTCTCGTTCATGCTGCGGAGTTCGGCGAGCTTCTTGGCTGTGACCTCGGCCTGCTTGTCCAGATAGGCCCGGAGATCCTTGACGAGCGCGTTCTCCTCCTCGTAGCCGTAGCGGTGGCGCTGCTTGAGAAGGGCGCTCTTTTCGTGGACCGTGATCTTGATGCCCAGCGACTCCGCTCGGCCGAGCCAGAACTCGGCACAGGGCCGCTGATCGCCCCACTCCGTACCGTGGACGAGGTCGATTCCCCACAACCCGATCTCCGCCACGTTCTGGAGCGTGAGGACATATGCCAACTCGAAGGCGACCGACGAGGTGAAGTAGTCGTGGCCGACGATGGCTACCAGGCCGTCGATGTCGAAGGGCACGGCAGACGGGCACTCGGGCCGCGGCTCCTGCATGAAAACAGGGAAGGGGTGCTGCTTCTTGAGCCAATCGCTCTGGGCGGTCCCGATGTTCGAGAGCCG